CTTCAATATTATATGTTGATAAAACATCATTAGTTTCTTGGAATGTTAAAATATATTCTTTATGTCTTCGGGTGTTAGATAAAATCTACCAGTAAAGAACTTTGTATCGGGTTCGTAGATTGTTGATAATCTACCGAACCAAAAATCATTATAGACATCGCGATTTGTATAACCCACATAACTATCATTCCATCTTTGCCAAAAGTCATATTGGTTTTTATAGTTCAAATCACTAAAACTTGATTGGGTATATTCATAAGAACTTAAATGTGAAATTGCTGGATAAGTTGAATGAGCCACCGCAGTTGCTCCGCTTAACATATACCAATTCACACTTGAACCCGTAATGGTTGCGTCCAACATTCCGTTATACCACCCCAATCTTAAAGGTGATGATATAGGTGGATATGGGATACTATCTTCTGACTTTTGTGGTATTTCGTATAGGTGGGGTATTAAAATATTACTTTCAGTTTCATCATCAAAAGTAGATATAGGTAATGGAGCGAAAATACTTTCTTGTTTGAATATTCCACTATGGAACGGCTCCCTACTTACCAATCTATATGTTCCGAATACTTGGTTATTATCTTCAATATTATATGTTGATAAAACATCATTAGTTTCTTGGAATGTTAAAATATATTCTTTATTCAAACTTGTTGTTGGTTCTAAAGTTTGTGGTTGTGAATAATCTAACTTATTGCTCCAATCCAAAGTTCTACCAGAACCGAAGTAATTGTCCCAAGGCTCAATTAAAAAGTTTCTTTCACCATTAGGTATTACCACAAGATTAAAGTGATTTACAATACCCTTAAATAAGTCCAAAGAAGTTATTTCTGCGGGGATTTGTTGTTGTAATAAAACATTATCAGATAAACTGATGATGGGGGAAGTCCATAACTCCCACTTTTGATATGTGAAAACAATATCAGCATATTTATCACCAGCCGTATCTTGAACTGCGTAATACAACGCAACCCTTCTACCCGCAGGTAATGTGGCGTTGATATAAATGTCCGTATAATCTGTTGGTGTTTGTGTATTAAATATTACTAAACCTTGAACTTGATTATAGATTGTTCCATCATCAACATCTTTAACTGCGAAGTTCAAATAACAAGCCAAAAACGCATTTCTTAAATACGCTGAAAAACTAACCTTAAACTTATACACACCATCAACTGCGGGGGTAAAGAAATGTCCCCTACCTGCTTCGGTATTATTGATTGATGGACTAAATATATTCAAGGGGTCGTTTAACACATCTGTAAAAATAAACCCTGCGAAATAACTTGTGTTAAAGTTAAATCTGTTCGGGTTATATCCAACATCAGTAAAAGGTGTTCTGTTTTCAACTATAAAAACATTTGAATTGGTTGAACTATCTTTGGCGGCTTTAGCCCCCATATTAGTATTTGCTTTGGTTAGTGTGAATAACCCCGTAAAGTAATCACTATTCAAAAAACTACTTTCATAGGTAAATGACGCAGCACTAAAAGATTTATCCAATAGATACTTCACATTCACCCAAGGCGCAAATTGTGTCGGTGCTATGGGCGAACCATTTGTGGTAAATCCACTACTACCCGTTTGAAATCTTCCGTAGTATTGTGCGTCATCATAACCATAGTGAGCCAAGGGGTATAGTAATGTCCCCGTTAAACCCGTATAGTTTGTATAAGAACCACCCGAATAAGTCCAGGTTGATACTATATTATCATAGGTTAGTTCGTGTGTTAAATCATTAAAATCAAGATTGACTAATTTAATGTTCTGTAATGTCTGTGATAAATCTGGTAATGCTTGGGTTAAAAATACTTCATATGAACCACCATTTTCTTCGTTGATAATTCTATTCAATCTTAAACTACCATTAAACACATCTGTTCCCCCATACTTCACAACTGCTTCAACAACAACTGCGTCTGAAAAGTTAGAACTATTCACCATAAAACAACTTCTAAAAAAGTTGTTGTTGGTGAATGTTTGGGGTATATTGAATGTTTTAGAATATTCACTTTTAATTGTTGAAAAATCTTCTATTTCTTCAAATGACTTATTTAAGGAAATTGCTAAATCCCCACCTAAATCTATTGAAACCCATTCATCAGTAATGTTTGATTTTAACCATAATTCTACCATATCTTATTCGTGATTTTGTCTAATTGTATCATAACCAGATTTATATTCCATTTGGATTTGGTATTTAGATGAACCAACTTGGTAGTTAGGAACAACCACTTCAGTATTGGTTATTGTAATAGGTTCTAATACACCATCATCACCCACCAAATAAACTGATGGGGATTGGAATAATTCTTCTGTAAGCCAAATGGTTTCTGCTTGGGGCATAAAGTCCGTGAATAGAATACCCGACTTTCCTACAAGTTGGCTCCATACATTTCTACGCTTATTCCAACCATAATAACTATTGTTTTCCCACCCTTCACTATAAAGTTCGGGTGCTGATTTGTATTCTTGTTTTTCTACTGAATAACCCGTATCTTCCTTCGCTCTAAAGTTCATACTATCCCAAGTGCCAAACTTATTCATAAAATAAACCACCCTATCGCCAGGGGAACATTTACCATCAAGGTAGAAAAAGAATGGTTCAGATATAAAGGTAGTTGAAAGACAAGAACCCGTTGTTGTTATAGGACAAGGGAAACTATCTAACGCAGAACCTTCATCATCAAATACATAGGGGTATTGTAATGGAATAAATCCACCACCACCTACAGCCAATATTTCATAAGCCGTATTTTCATAATTTACATATTGTCCCACTTCAATAGTTTCACCCGTATAACTGAAATACATAAGTGAATTATCACATACATTTCTACAGATTATACTATCACCCGTTCCAAAGGTAGTCGGACTTGGTGGAACTGGTGGTGGGGGACAAGTTTGACTAGTAACTAGTATATCTAGTGCGTTCCATAAAGGCGATGTTGGAAATGGATAATTAGCCGTAATCAATACACCAACGCCAGGTGGGACTGAAAAGGTTTCCAAGTTTCCACAACAACCCGTATAGGTAATTTCTAATACATAACCGACATTTGTATCTACACTAAACACTCTACAATCGGCACTAAATGGTAAAGGACAATCACCCAATAATGATACAGACATTTCACCCGCATCAATACTATCTTCACACGCACAGACATCAACAAAGTCATCGGGGGCAACTGAACCACTAAAGGTTGTTCCCGAACAAGTAAGTCCCGTATATGTTAAAGTAAAATCTGGGTCGGCGTTCTGTATTTTATATGTCTTACAAACACACGCATCACATTCACCTAAATCTTGTATCCCTTCTAATTGTGGGATATTAGTGTTCTGGCACCCACACCATCTTCCCGTTGCTTCGGATTCTATGGTGATTAGTTGTGGAACACCTAAACAATCCAAATAGTCAATATCCACAGATGCTATTAAACTTGGATTGTAGTATTCGTATTCGTGGCAACTACAACCATCAAAGTCATCGGGTTCGGGTGTTGGTGGTTCTGGTGTTTCCAAAGTTCCTTCCAACTGAACCTTATAGTATTCTGTATTGTCGGGGAAGTTTATTCCGTGTTCTATAATGTTCGGTGTCCCCACACCCAAATATACTACTTGTTGTTCCGCCCAATTTGAAGGGGTTTCCCAATATCCATCATAGTAAGAACAATCGGGACGGACACCACATAAACTTTCCACATTATAGGTTCTACCCGTAGATATTACACTATCACTATTATCGTAAAATGTGAATAAAGCAGAATAGATTTGTCTTGTGTTTAAGTCCGATGTTGTATCAAAATAATTTAAGGCTGATAAGGTTTGATAATCACCTACACGAATATATCTTGTTCGGGGACTATTAGTCATAAATCTACATTCACCACTATTGAAAGCCGTATCACCAGTTAAATAGTATGGGCTGAAATCATATTGTTTTCCATTATACCATTCTTTAACCCCGTTGTATGCGTAATTCACATTAGAACGGATATTCGGCTCACCAACATTTCCATTTCCATCATAAGTGAAGATTGTTCCGTTTGGTGATGTTGCGTATTCTTCACCTACCTTGATTGAATATACAATCATATTATTATTCAAATAACCCCACGCTGAAGTGTGTAGGGGTGTTGTGTTTCCACTACACCCAACATTTACGGGTTTTGAATGTGTATAGTTTCGTAAGATTGGTGATATATCAACTTGTCCCCACCCTTCACTTGACGGGGTAATTTTTAGTTGTGCTATTTGTCCGTCTTGTTCGTCTGAACCTTCTTGGATATAAACATCAACTACATATCTGTATTTGTATTTGGAACTATCTGTTGCTCCCGTTGATAAAAATTGAAACACCAAGTTTGAATAACTTGGTTCTATTGTATTTGGTTGTGCTAAAAAACTTATCATTTTTAATCTATTGTTAAATTATATGTTTGTATCCCGAAGACACGCAGATTTTCCACTTTTTCTAATATGTCTTCTGCCGCCATTTCAGCAAATCTGTCTTGTTGTAATAACCTTTCTACTGATGTGTTTATTTCATTTAATAATTGTTCTGTGAATAATGGTAATCCCTTGTATCCCGCTTTGAATAATTTAGTCCTAACCGCAAATGCCATATTCTTTGCTTCGGCTTCGGGTAGTTGTCTTTTCTTTTTAGCCCATTCGGTAAGTGCTGCGATAAGGGGACTAAACTTTGCTCTTTGTCCCTTTTTTCTTTTGTCGGGGTAATATTTACCTTCACCAGGAAAAGAACCACCTTCACCCCCCGTCTGTGCTTGTGCCAAATCTGAAAACACATATTCAACACCATAATCTTCCATAATGATTACAATATCATCATCTAATATTTTGTAATCAACTGACTTTTGTAATCTACCCGTTCCAACAAAATTGTAAGTCCCTTTGGGTATTTCACCCCTTTTACTAAAACGGGGGCGTGGTTGAGCCATCGCTTTTCTAATAAGTTCCACGACAATCTTACCAAGTTCATTTAATAGTTCTTCCATCTTTAATTACTACAATCTAAAGTTCCGTCTTGGTTTAATCTAACTATAAAGTTAAATTGCTGACTAGCCCATAAGTTAAATCCACCAACAACAAATATCTTATTATTACTATCTGTTGATAAAAATGGTGTGTCTATGTTTAATATTCTTGAAACACTTGTTATATTGGTATTCCAAGTTGTATCTGTTGTTGTAAATGTAGATGTATCATATCTAACATATAAATTACCTTGTGTATAATACACATAGAACCAACCATTACTTTCATCTAAATAACAAGCAGAAGCGGGGACACCACCTAAACCGATGGCATTTACAATAGTCGCCCCACTATCACATCTATTTACCTTACTTGTTCCATTTCCGTTTAATGTTCCACCATTACCATTAAAGTAATAATAACCCGTAGAACTATCTTGGTATATCTGTCTTATCGCATTATCTGTTAGTGATGTTCCAAACAATCCAGTATCTGCGTATGTTGAACTATCAATTTCAATCAATCTACTTGTAGCAGAACCATCATAGTTTGCCGCTCTGTGAGCCGCAACATAATTACCCGATAAGTTTTTAATAACCCATCTAACTTCATTTTGATTAAACCCTGCTCCAGTAAATGCTGATGTGTCTAATACACCACCCGATAATGAAAGTTTGGCAATTCTACCCCTACTAACTCCGTTCATAGTTGTAAATGAACCACCCACAATAATATCACTACCATCAACCAAAATACTATAAATAACATTATTACTATTAGCGGTAAATGATGTATCTAACGCACCCGTTGTTTTATCAATACGGGCTATTCTGTTTGCGGTGGTGCCGTTTATTTGTGTAAATGTTCCACCTAATAATAATCCACCAATACCATCATCAACAATAGTCCAAATGCTTCCGTTAGATGTTGCGGTAAAGGTTGGTATAATATCACCATTACCATCTATTTTAACAATTCTATCAACTGCGGTATTTTTGTAATATGTGAAATCACCACCCACAAAAACATCAGTCCCATCAGTCAATACTGCTGTAGTTCTGCTGTTGAAACCAACCCCAACATCAAATACGGGGACTGGTGGTGTTGAACTTGGTGTCGGTGTTAAAGTCGGTGTCGCAGTTGGTGAAGGTGTAATACCTGGTGTTCCAGTCGGCGTCGGTGTTAAAGTCGGTGTTATTGACGGGGTTGGCGTAATTGTCGGTGTCGGTGTGTTTGTCGGCGTATTACTTGGTGTCGGACTTGGAACTATAAATGGTGGGATACAAGCCGTCTGTTCTATTGTAATGGTAATGGACGCTTCCACACCACAGACACTTTCTGCGAACCTATCTGTGAAATATGAATACGGAATAGGGGTTTGTAAGTAATAACCATATTCGGTAAGTTGATTTACAAAGAAGTTATAGAAGTCCCCCATAATTTCTTCACATAATGCCATACTATCCAACTGATTTGAATTAGTTGGATTATCAACATATTCATTTAACAAGTCATACACCAATACAGAAAAGGTGATGTCTTGTGATGTATCCCCTAATGTTGATGGTTGGGGAACAAAATGTATAGCAGGGTATTTTGTGATATAATCTTCCCTTGAATAGTCAGACAAATTACCCCAACTGAAAGTTTCAAGAATGGGGTGATTACTTGTGAATTGTCTGAAGAATGTTATTAGATTTTTAATCGTCATTTTACAGCGTTTTTATATTTTTGGCTTTCCCTATCGGCTTTATCCAATCTATATGATAAATATGATAATACCTCATATAAGTTTAGTTTTAATACTTGTCCCGTTTTTAATAAGTCATCTTGGGAAGCCAACATTAAACTATTGTAGTAAAAATCTACTATAGATTGTATTACTTCTTGTTGTGAAATATCTTCGGTTTCTTTTTGTTCTGTTCCTTCATCTTCTTCTTGTTCTCCGTATAATCTAGGAAACTTTCCGTAAGTTTCTGAACGAAAATTGCGGTAAAAAAAAAAGCAGATAATAGAATAGACATAGGAACTTTTGTTTTGAATAGTTCTATTCTTGACTGGCATTCATTCAAGTCATAATCTATTAGTTCCCTTTCTTCCCCCGTCTTATCTGATTTAAGGGGTTTGTAAAGGTGTGTCGCTATTAGTCCTAAATCAATAGGGTTTTGTGCCATAAACACTTCAAGATTTACCCATTCTTCATAAGTAAGTTCAGATGGTTTGTATAGTCCATATCTAACACCTTCAAGTTCAAAGGTAAGTTCCAACTTACCTTTATCACTTTCAGCACCAAAACTACTTCTAATCATTTTGGCTGCGAACTTTATTTGTTGATAATTGGCTTTCTTTAAGTCATCAATCGGACAATCTGTAAATCTTGATAATAAGGTAATATCATCAACTTCAGTATTTTCTGAATAATATTCATAATCCGCGATGGTGATTGGTTTAATTGGGTATTCTTTTTTTCCTACTACTAACTTCATATTACATAAAACTATAACTTGGTTTTCTTGGTTTATCTACAAACTCCATAACGCAATATCTTAAACTATCTAGTAGGTGGTCGTCGCCTTGGGGGACATTTGTAAGTCGCCCACTTCTATCCCTTTTATACCTATAGTTCCTAAACTCTGCTATTAAATCTGTAGATGTTTCTTTAATAAATATCTTAAAGGTTCGCATTTTCTGAATACCAAACAAAACTGAACCATCACCTTTTTTAACACCCCTAATCTTGAACCCCGCTCTGCGTAGTTGTTCTATACTTTTTGGTTCAGAACTATCGGCTACAATTTCAACACTTCTGTCTATTCCGTGTTCCCTTAAAAGATAAATCAAATCTTCATTTGTTAGTCCTTGTTCGTATATGATTTGTTCTACATACAAATCTTTTTCACCTACCACTTGAACCTTTACCACACCACAAGCATCACTTCCAAATCCCCAGTCAATTCCATAGTAGGTTGCTTTAATCCCCTTCGGTTCTTCCACAAATGTCTCTGGTTGAACGAATATTTTTTCGCGGGGTGGAACTACCTTTCCTTCAGCGTAAATCAAATACAAGTCATAATCCGTGTGTTTCAAGTCCATTATAGATTGACGGATACTTTCTTCAAGGAAGGGGTTTTGTTTGAAAGTAGATACAATCAGTTCTGCGTTCTTTTTCTTTTCATAATCAAACCCCCACCAATCTTCTTCAACTTCGGGGTTGTATGCTGATATAAGGTATTCTTCACATCTTATATCCAACTGAACGAAACTATTTCTGTCTATTGTATTCACTTCATCAACCATCGCTATTGTGGATTTTAACCCGCGTAATTTACCAGTAGTATCATCAAGTCCAATAAATCTTACTATTGAACCATTATCAAAAGTGTATGTTAAATCCACTTTGTTTAGTGTCCCCTTTTCATATATCCCCATCTGTTCTAATACTTCCTTAAAATCAATAAGAATGGTATTCTTGATGGAAACTTGGGTTGCTCTGGCTATGGTAATTGAAATCTTTGGACGGGATAATGCTTCTATGATTAGGGTTTGAATTGCCGCTATGGTTTTCCCACTACGCGAACTTCCCCTTAAAAAGATATACCTATTCTTCTTCTTGGCTTCATCAATCTTTAAGTATAATTCTGTTGCTTGTATTTTCATTTGATAAAACTTATTACCACCAACACGCCAATAATATAACCAACGCTTAATGCTATTGCTTGTTTAATTCTTTCACCCCAAGTTTTAGTTTCAACCATATACCCCAGAAATGGTAATCCCAGAAATGGACTAATACCTGCGAAAAATAACATCATCGGGATATTCCCTTCTGCTACACTTCTAATGTAGAATGTGGAACATATTTCAATAATCAAGGCTGATAATGCTATAATAAAATATCTAATCATTTATCCAATTCTTTTTCTACTGAAGTCCGCATAGATGGGGTTTAGTTCAAATCCCAAATATTCCCTATTCAAGTCCCTACAAGGTAATCCAGTAGTCCCGATGCCGTTGAAGACATCTAAAACTAAATCACCTTCATCTGTAAGTAATCTAATAAAATATTCTGGTAAGTCCCTATGAAAAGTTGCGGGGTGTTTTACAAGATTGTCCCTTACCCCCGATGATGTTGGAAATCTAAACACATTATCGGGACGGACTTTATCGGGTAAGGTTCTAACATAGTCGGGTTTAACATAACCTTCCTTACTTTTGTTTTGATTACCCGTAGTATAAACCATCTTATTATTTTCGGGGTGTTTAGGTTCTTCCATTACCCGCTCCATATAAAACTTCATCTGTTTATTGTCCTTACAGAAATGGAAGATATATTCAGTCATATTTCTAAATCTTTTCTTCTGTCCGTTTGGAACTGAATTAGGTTTATACCAGGTATAACTATCATATAGTTTTAACTTGGTTTCCTTGTTGTTCCTACTTATTAAATCATAAACAAAAGTGCTTCTATAACCATTCACACAAACATCATTTATGTTTAGAATAAAACTACCACTTGGTTTTAGAACCCTATGTATTTCTTTGAATAGGGGTAAAATCCAATCAACATAATCATCGGGTTTTTTAACCGACACATCTTTTCCATAATTTATGATGTTAGAATAGGGGGGACTGGTAATCACCAAATCAACAGAATTATCTGCGACTTCTTTAATCAGTTCAAAACAATCACCTTCTAATATCATATCCAATCATAGATGGGTTCTATTTCATCACCCCCATCACTTACTATTATCTTTGTCTTCATCATCTTCTTTGGGTTTGATAATTTCTATCTGTATCTGATTATCACTTGTAAGGGGTTTATTATCCGTTGTAATATCCGTTCTATCCACCCAACCACTATCTCTGTAGCAATTCTGTAAATAATATTTCATAAAGGTTGTATTCACATTTTTACCTGCGTTTGTTTCCCATTCTTGTTCCGCTCTTGATACAAACCATTCTTCCGCATATTGAAGTGCTTGTTTAATAGTGCTGGAAAAATCTGCGTCCCTATCCATAATTCTATACATTAAATCCCTATGAATACCAAGATAATTCGCATAGTGTATCTTATTCTTTCCCCTTCTACCCATTTCCAAGATGTCTTCTTTCCAGGTTTCAGGGACTATACCCCTACTAACTAATGCTTCCATAGTTTTTCTTGGGCGTCCTTTACCTCTTTTCTCTTGTTCCATAACTATAAATATACACAAACCCTAAAATAAAAAAACCCCCACCTTAAAGATGGGGGAACTGATAAATGGGAAAAATCAGTTTTTATTTTTTCTTTAATTCTAAATAAGCAATATCTAATACTTGTTTTAGTTTTGTATTTGATAATATACTTTTTCTTATTTCTTCGGCAATACCTGCCTTAAAATCTTGAATATACCAACCAGGAAATCCATTATCGGTATATGTCTTACTATATTCTTCTGCTTCTGTTAGAAAGTTCCATAAAGATATGGTAGATTGATAATCAAGTTCTAATGTAATTACATTATCTTTTTCTGTTGATGATAAAGTGTCTTTCATTTCTATTTCTATTTCTATTTAATTGTTCTACAAATATACTAGTTATTTTTTAATCTATCAAATCTTCTTCAATAATTTCTTCTTGGTTTTCAACTTCAGTTTCATCTTCGTTGAAAACAGCGTCAAACATTTTTTCAGTCCAATCTTCTAAAAGGTATTCACCAATCAATTCACGCATTTCAAGGTATTTGTGGGACATAGGGTTTCCGAACCAACATACTTCATCTTCATAGATTAGTAATTCATCACCAACCAATTCTGTAAGTGTTTCGTAATAACCCCACAATCCTTCACGGATAGATGGTAGTTTCTGTCTAATTTCGTTGAATAAGTCATAATCAAGTTCATTAGATGCCGCCCAACCTGCTAATGTTTCTTCCAAATCACATAAACAAATGGTGCTTTCTTCATCAAAATTATTTGATACTAACTTGTCTAAAAGGTGGTTTTGATTGATGTGTGCTTCAATAAACTCTAACGCTAAATGTCCTAAAATGTTGTTTTTCATATTGTCTGTTTCTATTAAATTGTTATACAAATATACTAGTTGTTTTTTAATTATCCAAAAATATTTTTAAGTTCTTGGTTCAATTTTTCACCATACATATTCACACATACTACTTGGATTACATCTTGGGGAAGATTACCAAATACTTTCTCTTTGTGTCCCATCAAGGCAATTAAACCTATAAACCCTTGAATATCAAGTTTCTTGGGGTTGATTAGTTGTGATAAACTAAACTTACCCATTTTGGTATTAAACTTTTCATTACCTGCTACATCAAACATTTCTTTTAATTCGTTTGCTTCGGTAATTACATTACTGATGATGATTTCAATTTTGTCTAATATTTGTTGTTCTTGATTTTTCATATAACAAAGATACGGATAATTTTGATACTACCAAAATTATTTTCTTTTTTTTCTTTGTTCCCACAACTTTTCCTGCCTTACCCTATTATATTGTCGCCACCTTCTTCTTTTTTCTTCAATATCTAATTCC